AGTTGTTCAGGCACTGGTGAGTACTGCGCTGGAATGTGGTATTTGGCTTTAGCGGTGGACTCTTGACCGTTCTTGAGAACCTTACGATAACCCTCTGGTGGAACGGTAGAACCGTCACCAATCTCTTCGGGTACCAAGATGACACCACGGCTATGTCCCATAGGTATTGCCCATGAGTATCCCTTGGTAGCAATACCAATCCAAAAGACCTCGTTGCGCAAAGGGTCAAGCGCCAGCATCTTGCGGTAATCGTCTTCTATCTTCTCTCGTGCCTTACGAGCAATATCAGGTGAAGCGCTCTTTAGTTTTGAGACGTGCGCTTTCCATTCCTTTTCAATGTGCTCAAGAAGGTCGGGATGGCGATCAAGAACTCCACGGGTTTCAAGGTCAAATGCAAAAGCACCAACACCTTGGATAATGGAGACGATTTCATGTAGTTCCTCGGTGGTAGAAACAACACGGGGCGCTAGGCGCCCCGTGTCATTGTCTTTAATTGTTGTCACGGCTTAGTTGTTAAAGCCGAGTTCTTCTGATGCGATTTGCACCAAGTCACGCTTGGAAGGCACCTGAATGATGTCTTCGGTGTATGCAGTTTCTTCAAACTCTGCAAGTTGATCTGGAGTAAGTGCGGACAAGCCCCACTCTTCAAGATCTGATGCTTTGACCATCTGAAGCAAGGTGGACGATGTTGCGCCCTTACCTGTGCGTGAGATAGCCCAGTAGTGCTTGTCCAATGGACCAGTGCGATCTGAGTTGTGGAAGTTCTTCAATTGGTCAATTACTCGTGGACCAACTTCAAGTGAACGAAGCGCTGGCTCCTCACCTTCGGTCAAGAGAGCAACGTTGAAGTTGTGGCGCTTTGATGGACGGTTGCCTGCTTTGCAAAGTGGGCAGTCCTCACCAATGCAAACGAATGACTTCTGACCAGAGCGCTCAAGCCAGTGCTGACCATACGAAGCGTATGGAGCGTCACCGATAAAGCGGATGATCTGAGTGTCTTCGGTCAACTTAAGACGGACAGCGTAGTCACTGTTTCCAGTCTTTACGGAATCAACACCGCTCCAACCACTGCGAACAACACGGCGTGCTTTTGGTGAGGCTTCGCCGTCTTCTTCAAGAACGATTGATGGGCGTGGATTGCGTGTGATTTCTACATTGCCCGTTGCTTGGGCTGGTTTCTTACGAACGACTGGTTGGAATTCCTGTTCGTCGTCTTCAAATTCATTGAATGGCATCGTTTTTCCTTCGTGTGTTTATTTTGGATAATTGCTTCTTACGTGATTTCTAAATGAGTCCCATTGAGGACTTGTCGTGTTGAGGCGAAATCGCTCCAACGCTTCAAGCAGGAACTCTACCTGTTCAAGGCTGTATAACCTACGTCCTTGGACACTTTTGTCAGGAATTTGTACGCCCTTTGGTTTAGGCGTACGGTACGTGGCTTTAGGTATCCAGCCACGTGATTCCCACATGCGAAGCGTGACGGGACGGCGTCCCAACGCTTTAGCAAGTTCACCAATGCTGAAGAACAATTTGTCTTCACCATTGACTTTGAAACTCTTTCCTTTGGCACCATTGAGTCGGTCGTTGATACCGAGGTCATTAGTACGTTTAGTTGTTGTTCTGTTTTTGGGCGCACGCTTCCCTGGAAAGTCAGGCAGTTCGCCAAACATATCCAAGGCTTTGTCACTCATGCTTTAAATGCCCACGTCTCTTTCTCAGTGTAGAAAGCACTCACAGTGTCCATGTAATCTTTGTTCTCCCATGCAAGACGAAGCAAGTTGGCTTCACTGGTTACTTCCACAACTTCTTTGACTTCGTCCCACAAGCCATTTGCTTTAGCCCATGCTTCAGCAGAAGCAAGATCAAATGAACGAGCAACACGGCGCTCACGCTTTAGTTCGTAAGAACCAACCTTGAGCCATTGGTGACCTTTGTCGTCACTGTAACCAAAGACTGTTACAGCCTCGGTAAGTTGCTTCTTCATTTCGTTGTGGCGCTTCTCCAGAATTTCAATAGTCTCTTTAGACTTCTTGAATTCTTCTGCAAGGCGTTCTAGGTGCATCTCATCAAAGTTCTCAATGATGGAGTCTTGCGGTTTTTCTCTCTTTACTGTTGCCATGTTTATACCTCCGAGTTTGATAAAAAGTCAGACAAGGTACCAATCGTTAATTCGTACTTTCCCTGACTGTCGTAGTTTCCATCAATAAAGGCTTCGTTAATACCTCGCTTCTGTTGAAGCATTTCGTACTGACGTTCCTCAATTGACCCCTTCATAACGAAGGATGCAACTGTAACATGGGGGTGTACTGAAGACAACCTGATAATTCGGGCTTCTCTTTGATCCAGTTTTCCAGCGCTCCATGGCAGGTCATAGGAGATGAGGTAGTTGGCGTTGGGCAAGTCCACGCCGTAACCGCCAGCGTCTGACGATAGGAACAGGCGGGTATGAGGGTCAGTAGCAAACTGTTGTTTGGCGGCGTCTCGCTCTTCGGCGGTCATACCTCCCATAAACAACACGCTGTCAGTAGTTGATGCCATAGCCTCTTGTATGAGTTTAAGGTTTCGTTTAAAGAATGAAAAAAGAACAACTTTGCTAGTCGTGTCACTATCAAGAATGTTCTTGATGTACTCCATGACCGATTCCAACTTTGGTGACTTTGCTGTTTCACTCAGCCAACCTAGTTTGATGATGTTGTCTGCATAGAGACTTCCTGTGGAGCCACCAGTAGTTCGGTAATTGTGGGCAGACTCATACACAAGCGCTGGGTTGTCACAGAGCATACGAAGAATGGTGAGGCGGGACATGATCTGCCCTTGTGCCTCACCACCCTTGTCTCCCCCGTTGTAATGAGACCACAAATCAAAACCACGTCCATGTTGACTAATGGCGTTTTGTATCTCCTTTACAAGGTCTTTAGTAATTGCACGGTATGCATTAGCACCAGCGTTATCAAACACAACTGGGATGAGTTGATGCACAACCTTAGGAAGTTGGTCAGCGATGTCGGCACGGGTCTTGCGAACCATTACTTCGGTCAGGCTTTCTTGCAGGCTCTTTAAGTTGCGATAGCGAACTGGTTTACCGAAGTGGTCACGCTGAATGAAGGTACGGTCAAAGATGTCAAAGCGACCAAGAACAGTCTTGTCAACAAACTCCATAATAGAAAACAGTTCTTCTGGCTTGTTCTCAATGGGCTGACCCGTTAGTGCAAAGCGATAGTGGCACTTGGAACCAAGACGCTTAAGCAACTTAGAACGTTTTGCTTTTGGTGATTTAATGATGGTTGCTTCGTCAATCACCATGGCGTTGCATTTCAGCGCCAAGAACTCTTTCTCATCGTTAACCAACATCTCAGGGTTGACAATGACGTACTTGCACATACGTGCCATGCGCCAAAGGTTTGCACGAGCCGCTTTAGAGCCATCAATGACAATTGCTTTAGAGTCTGTGAACTTCTTAATTTCACGAAGCCACTGAAACTTCAATGATGATGGTACGACAATGGCAACACGATCAATCTCTTTGTTATCAAACAAATGTTCTAGCGTTGAAAGAGTAGTTGGTGTCTTTCCAGCACCCATCACCATGGCAAGCAACATCTGACCACGGTCGCTCATGCGCTCCATGGCTTCTTGTTGGAACGGGTACAGTTCGCCTTTAAAGGTCACGTCATCCACCATGGCAACACAGACGCATTACCTATCGCATAACTTACTTCATCGTCTGTCATATCGCCAATATCTTTTGCATCTGTTCGTGAATAGTCTAACCAAAAGATACCACTGCGGAAGCGTGGGAGTGTCTTAAACAAAGTCTTTGCTGATTCAGTTCCTGCTTTATCGTGATCCATTGCGATTATCACACGATCTGCAACACTCACCAATATGTTGATTTGTTCTTTGCTTACATGAGCGCCGAACGTGGCGAGTGCTTGCATGCCCCCGAATGCAGATGCAAACCTCACCACGTCCAGCGGTGATTCAACAAGAACAGCAGTGCGTGACTGAAAACGCTCAATGCCAAAAAGAGTGTTGCTCTTCTTAACACCCGCAGGTTCATTGTTGAAATAATCAGGACCCTTTTCCTGCCAGCCCATAAGTTCTCCGAGTGGAGAAACAATGGGAATGACCCATGCATGTTTACGCACATTCCACTTGATTCCGTGCGCTAGTGCAACATCAGGATCCAGGTTTCGTTTAACGATCTCATGTAGCGGTGGGTTCTCATAACGGCTATATGACACCCAGTCAACTTCTGGCTTGTACTCAACACGCTCTGGAGCGGTGAGGCGGTTAATACCTGTTTCAATCAGTAGTTGGTTAACAGCAGAAACGCTGTCAGGGTTACCTGTCAGTTCTGATACAAGCGAGGCAAGAGTTCCTTTACCACCGCATGAGTGACATATCCATAGACCTGTTTCTGAGTTCATTGACCATGATGGAGAACCATCTGCACGACCTGTTCGCTTCTCGTGTACTGGGCAACATCCTGAAATCTCTCGCCCATTTGAACGGCGTACCTCTACGCCAAGTTCTAACAGAACGTTATAGAGATCAGTAGTACCAGTTGTCATGATCGCCTGTGTCATCTTCGTCTACCTCCGTGAAATTCATTGTGTCCCAATCCCATTTAATTCTTACTTCTCCCTTTGGGGATGAGCGGGACAAAATTACTCTGATGATTGCTTGGTTGTCTACATCAGGGTCAGACTCAACGCCCAACACAAGGTCTGAGTCTTGTGCGAATGATGAGGTGTACCCGATTGCTTCCGCAGTAATTTGACGTGACTTCTTGTTGCCAAGTTTCCACGACAGTACCTGCGTAGTTCCGATGATAGGGATATCAAAGCGCTGTGCCAACCTCTTAAGTGCTCGTGTGATATTTGTCAATGCTTGAGGTGAACCTTTTGGTTCTCCGTTCTCATCGTCCATCAAATACACACCGTCAACAATGAGCAAGCGTGGTCGGTGCTGTTGTACTTTGCCAGCAAGTGCGCTTACTGTTGTTAGAGAGTGGGCATCTTCTGTCATGACGAATGGTTGCATGTTCTTACGGAGGCTAAGTGCTTTGCTTAACTTCTCCATATCACTAGCAGTCAAGTCACCTCGGATGATCCGTGTGTGCGGAATACCTGAGATGATGGCGTCATAACGAGCCGCTTGCTCTTCAATACTCATTTCAAACGAAACATACATTGGCGTGATGCCGTGGTTGTGAGCCGCATCAGCCATAATCAAGGTCATTAATGATTTACCTTTTTTCGCTTCACCAACGAATGTAACCAACTGCTGAGGCCGAAGACCAGCAGTGATCCGATCAAGACCCAAGAAGCCTGTCGGAATGCCACGTAGACCGTTCGGGGTGTTACGCATTTCTTCATACTTTGCTAACCGTCCTTCCCACGATTGCGTAAGGTCAACGTCTCGTAGGCGTGCAACCTCTACTGATGCTTTTTGTAAACCTTCTGACAGTTTGTTGAATGCTTCTTCTGTCTCGTTGTTATTCAGCGCTGGCAGTGCAGACGTAATTGCTTGCACCAAGTGCTGTTGTTTGTAGGCAATGTAGATCTCATCAATAAGAGCCTGGAATGGTTCGTTCTCTGCGTTGAGCAAACGAACATCTGCGTACTCTTGTTTAAACGCACGAGCCGTTGGAATAGTGCTGTACTCACGCCAGTAGTTAAGAACCCATAGCCAGATGTCAGACCACTCACCGCTGAAGTGCTCAGGGCGGATACCTGCATCAATAACTTCGCTCAGGTCTGAGGTTTGTATTACCTTGCTGATTAAGAGATGTTCAGTTGATGCCATTAAAGAACCCAAGCGCTAGTAGGAGGTGTGACTGTTGCACGCATCCCAAGCACTGAGGCTTGTTCTTTGTGCGGGACGAAGATTGTACGGATTGCTCGCTTGAAACGCAAGTCATATTCCAAATCTTCTACCGCTTTGTAGTAAAGAACGGGAACAGAAATATCTTTGCGAAATAAGAATTGTTCAATTGCAGGCACAGCATCAGGATGTAAGAAAGTAAATACTTCTGCCCCTATGCCCAACCGATTGGTTGTGTCGTATAGCGCTTTCAAGGGCATGTCGTTTGGCTTCCATTGTTCAATGACACGGTTCCAATTGTTACGTGCCTGATACAACGATGCACCTAGTGCTTTTAATTTTACAGGTGGTGTAGCAAGTAGGTCTTCAAAGACAACACCGAATCCGATGAAGTCGTAAGACTGAATGTCGTTACCAAGCATTAGTCCCTCGTTCTGTAGTCTTCACCAGTTACACCAACCATGAAGCATGACTGCTTGATGATGGAGTGAACCCGTGGACTGTAGATCGCTGGAAGTTTGTCAGGGATAATCTCTGTTGTAAAGATTGTTGGTAACTGCATTTCGTAGCGAGACTCAATCATGTTTGACACAGTCTTTGCCATGTACTCAGTTAAGCGGTCTGCATTCAAGTTGTCAATCACAACGATGTCATACACACGGCGCATGTACTTGAGCAAGTTTGGATCGCCATACATTTCAGGCAACTCACCGTCATTGTTTCGGGAGTCATGCACCATCTCTGTGAAGATATCGTAAGACAAGAACAGCCCACTCAATTGCTTTGTTGAGATGATCTTGTTAAGAGCGGCGACTGCCATGTGAGTTTTACCAAGACCTGTCTTACCGTAGATGTACAAACCCATTCCATCTTCCATGCGCTTATCAACATTTGTTGACCACTTCTCTACAGCGCTTTGGAACGTTGGGGAACCCTGTTCTTCGTCATAGTTTTCAAACGTGCAGTTCTTGTAGCGAGGTGGAACACGAAGGTTACGCACTCGTTCTTCTACTGGGCGGTTGCGCCAGTACTTGTTACTCTTCCATTCAGTCATGGTTTACTTAGGCTCGTTTCTTAGATACAGGGGTTTGCATGTTACAGCCGATACTTGAGAAATGCATTGCATAATCTTCTGGGCGCATAAAAAGAACACCGCAACCAAGGCAACGAACTGCTAATAGTTTTTTAGTCTCCGATGAGACGGGGGTCAATGGAGGTTGTTGTTGGTTCAACATCTTTAATCGTCCTTTGCTGTTTTGCGTACTTATCTAAATTCGCAAGGAACGCTCTCCATGGTGCCACCTCTACTGGCAATGGTCGGCGTGTGATCTCCTTTACGAAGTCCAAAATCATCTCACGAATCTGTTCGTTTGTAAAGCCTCTATCCGTAAGTTTCTTAAACCCTTTCATCATGGCGGGACCATTTATAGGGGCGGTGATTCTCATCAGGTTCTCGGTTGGCAGACTGTCACGGAAGAAGTGAACTAGGGAGCCTCGGGAATCTTGGCGCATCTGTTTTGGGGCGGGTTCTTTTCTATCGGGGTCTTCACCTAAACCAGTGCCCCAGTCGTCAAATTGTTTCTTCATCCACCAACCTCTGATCTACTTTTGTTGAAATTTCCCTTTTATTGATTTTTTTACTCTTGTTAGTTACTCTTGATTGGGTGTCACCACAGACACCACTAGTAGTGTCTCCCGTGACACTACCTAGTGTCTCCAGTGTCACCACTAGGGGTGACTCGTGTGACACTAGTGGGTTGTTAAAATTGACATAGTAACTATTAGTCAAATTCTTATTTGACTTAGTCACACGGTGCTGTTTAACGATTAAACCAATCTCCTCAAGTCGCTTAATAGAACGCATTACGGTACGGCGATCACAACCCATTTGATCGGCAATGTGCTGGTAGGACGTCGTCAGTTCCTGGGTGTCTGGGTGGAGGTACTGAAGGAAATGGTTCAGTACAGCGTGCGAAATATAGTCGGTTGCAATGTATGGCAAGACCCATCTCGGTACAGGTAAAAAAGGTCCACTTAGTCTGTTGTTTTTTGCCATCTCTTGTGCTCCTCAGGTTGTCATTTCTCGGGGCGCCCATGTTACACTCTCGCCATTGCTTTAGCACTAACTGATCGGGTGTTAAAGTAATAAGAGTGTTGGGAGGAGAGCGACCTCCTCAGGACGACAGAGCAGGGGCTTTACCTCCTTTCTCCCCTGCCCGTGTTAAATGGCTCTCCTCCCAACCGCTAAACTATTTCCATGGCATCTAAAAAAGAAGTATGGGATAAACCCAATCCAAAGAAGAAATCCAGCAAGTTAACTCCTGACCAAAAGTCAGAAGCAAAGGCTCGTGCAAAAGCCGCTGGTCGTCCGTACCCAAACCTTGTTGACAACATGGCTGTCAGTAAGAAAGGTAAAAAGTAATGGGACGTAACAATAAAG